CACCGACGGGCACATCAAGCGCCTGCTGATGACGGTGCCGCCAGGCATGATGAAGTCGCTGGTGCTGGTGTTATGGACGGCGTGGGAGTGGGGGCCAAGGGGTCTGCCTCACCTGTCGGTGCTGGCCACCAGCTACAGCCAGCCGAACGTCTTCCGCGACAACCTCAAGCTTCGTGACCTGGTCACCAGCGAGAAGTTCCAGGCACTCTGGCCGTTGGGCCTACGAGACGACGCCAACGGCGTCCGCAAGTTCATCAACCAGAAGTCCGGCTTCAGCGAGGCCCGACCCTTCTCGAAGATGACGGGCGGTCGCGCCAACCGCGTTAAGATCGACGATCCGCACGACACTGAAGGCGCCGAGAGCCCGGTCCAGCGGACCAAGACGGTCAAGATCATGCGGGAGGCCATCTCCGACCGGGTGAACGACCCTGTCGAGGACGCCATCGTTCTGATCATGCAGCGCCTGCACGAGAAGGATTGCGCCGCGGTCGCGAAGGAGCTCGGCTACGTCCACCTCGAGCTTCCGATGGAGTTCGAGCCGGCGCGTCGGTGCAAGACGGTCCTTCGGCCGGCCAACGACGGCAACCCGGCGATCCTGTTCGAGGACCCGCGGACGACCGCGGGGGAATTGCTCTTCCCGGAGCGCTTCCCAGCCGCCGCCGTTGTGGCGCTCAAGAAGGCCAAGGGCTCGTACGCCTGGGCCGGCCAGTACCAGCAGCGCCCGGCGCCGCGGTCAGGCGGCATGTTCCAGAAGGCGTGGTTCAAGCGGGTGGGCGCGTTGCCGGTCGGCTGCAAGCGCTACGTCAGAGGCTGGGACTTCGCCGCCAGCGAGGATGCGACGGCCGACTACACCGCGGGCGTGAAGATCACCCGGGATGGCCTGGACGGTGCCTTCTACATCACGAACGGTCACCGCGGCCGCTGGTCCCCGGCCGGCGTAGAGGACGAGGTCAAGTCGGTCGCCGCGAGCGACAGAACGCTTCACCCGAACGCCGTGACGATCCGCATCCCGCAGGATCCTGGGGCTGCGGGCAAGGCCTACGTTCGGACGTTGGTCCTGAAGCTGGCCGGCCATGCCGTGAAGTATGAGCCGGTGACGGGGTCCAAGGAAGTCCGCGCCAAGGCGTTGGCCGTGCAGGCCGAGGCCGGCAACGTCTTCCTCCTAGAGACCGGCGACCCGGTGAAGGATGCGTGGATCGAGGACTTCCTCGACGAACTGGCCGTGTTCCCGAACGGCGCCAATGACGACCAGGTCGACGCCGCCGCCGACGCCTTCAACGAACTCGCCACCGCAGCTCCGGGCTTCGTCTGGAACGTGAACGGCCAAGAGATCAGCGGCGACGCCGCGTGATCCGCTAATACCTACAGGGAGCCTCGGCTTCTCCAACAGCGGACCGCGGGCGCCGCTGTCGATGCCCGACCTGATCGTATCGCCGACGTGCTGAGGCTCTCGCCCTTCGGGGCAAGCATTCCTAGCGTCGAAGGTCTTGAAGCCCGCGCACTTGCCTGCTCGCCCCGAAGCCACAACCGGAGACCGTGATGGAGATCGGCCGCATCACGGACGCCACCCGCGTCTGCATCCTCGGCATGCCCCCGCAGCCCATGATGCTGATGATGGGCGAGGTGCCGGAATGATGCGTTGGTGGAACCCGTTCTCCTGGGGCCCATCGCCGGTCGAGACCGGTAGCGAGCCCTACCGGGAAGAGAAGGCCTCGGTCACTGGCCCCATCATTGCGGCCGGCTACGTCGGCCAGCCGGTTTGGACGCCTCGGAACTATGCGCACCTGTCGCGCGAGGCCTACGTCCAGAACGCCGTAGCCTATCGGTGTGTGAAGCTGATCGCCACCGCGGCCGCGTCGGCGCCGTGGCTCCTAAAGGGCAGGGGCGGCGCGGTGATCGACGATCATCAGCTGCTGACGTTGCTGAAGCGGCCCGGGCCTATGATCGGCGGATGCAGCCTGTTTGAGGCCTTCTACTCGTACCTTATGCTCGAGGGGAACGGCTACCTGGAGGGCGTCGGTCCCAGCGACACTGCGCCGCCGAAGGAACTATGGGCGCCGCGGCCTGACCGCATGAAGGTCATCCCCGGCGAATATGGCTTGCCCCAGGGCTACCGCTACGACGCAAACGGCTTGATCCGCGAATGGAAGGTCGACCCGATCACCGGCGTCGGGCCCATCCTGCACGTCAAGGAGTTCCACCCACTCAACGACTGGTACGGCCTCGCCCGCACCGAACCGGCGGGCTATGGCGTGGACCGTCACAACGCGTCGTCGGCCCACAACAAGGCTCTCCTCGACAACGGCGCCCGTCCGTCAGGCGCCTTGGTCTTTCAGCCGGTCAAGAACACCGACGGATCGATGACGACGGCTCCGCAGGGGGTCATCGACGCCGCCAAGAAGGCGCTCGTCGACGGCCACACCGGCCCGCGCAACGCCGGCAAGCCCCACGTCTTCGGCGGCCTGGTCGACTGGCTGGAGATGGGGATCAACCCCAAGGACATGGACTTCGCCAAGGGCAAGGACGACGCCGCCCGCGATATCTGCCTGAGCTATGGCGTGCCGCACATCCTCGTCGTGCCCGGCCAGTCCACGTACAACAACGTCCGGGAGGCCAAGCTCGAGCTGTGGGAGGACACAGTCCTTCCCCTGATCGACAAGGTGACCGACGCGCTGGACGCCTGGCTCTGTCCGCAGTTCGGCGATGGCTTGAACCTTGGCGTGGACCTGGACGAGATCCCGGCGCTCGAACCTCGGCGCGAGGCCAAGCGCGCCTCGATCATCGCCATGGTGGATAAGGGTCTGCTCGACACCGACGAGGGCAGAGAGGCGCTGCAGTATGGGCCGCGCCCCGCCGGCGCCCTGAAGATGAACCGCGGTGACGGGCCTGTCTTGGTCGCCCTGTTGCAGACCGCTCAGGCCGGCGTCTACGAGCCGCTGTTCCTGTACCTCAAGTCGGTCGGCTTGCTCGACCAGGCCGACACGCTGGCCGACTTCCAATCCGCCTTCGACAGCGGCGCTCTCAACGAGGAGGACATCCTCGCCGCCCACACGCCAGGCGCTATCGGGTTCAAGCCCGGGCCCGGTCAGGAGAACCCCGACAATGCACAGCCGTGAGCGTAAGGACGGCGCCTTTAAGGGCGAGTTCGGCGCGCCCTTTCAGCTCGACTTCGAGCTCAAGGATCTGTCGGCCGAGGGTGAGTTCGAGGGCTACCTGAGCACCTTCGGCAACACCGACAACGGCAACGACATCGTCATGCCGGGCGCGTTCAAGAACAGCCTGATCAAGCGCCCGGCCTCCAAGGTGAAGCAGCTGCTGCACCACGACACCCGCCGGCTGTGCGGGACCTGGCTCGACCTGCAGGAGGACAGCAAGGGCCTCAAGGCCACGGGCCGCCTGCTGCTGGCGATCCAGGACGGCAAGGAGACCTATGAGCTGATGCGGGTGAAGGCCCTGGACGCGCTGTCCATCGGCTTCCGCACCATCAAGGACGAATACGATCGGGTGAACGGCACTCGCCGCCTGATCGAAGTCGATCTGATGGAAGGGTCAATCGTCACCTTCCCGATGAACGACAAGGCCACCATCAGCGGCGTGAAGGGCCTGTCCCTTTCGCCCGGTGATGTTCGCGACCTCGAAACCCACCTCCGTGACGGAGGGCTGTCGCGTGCGGACGCCGTGAAGGCTGTCTCAGGGTTCAAGACCTGGCTCCAGCGCGATGCTGGGGCCCCGGGCGCGCCGCCTCGTGACGAGGTGTCTCCGGACGACATGGCGGCCGTCAACGCCGTCTTCCAAGAGTTCGCCCAGCGCATCCGCGCCTGACGGCCTCGTCCAACCCACCTCGTCATCTCGCCCCAAGGAGGGGCCACACCATGTCCAAGACCGCCTTGATGGCCGGCGCCTCCGCGCGCGGCCTGGAACGCAAGGAGGACGCGCCGAACCTCGCCGCCGAGGTGAAGAAGGCCGTCACCCCCGTCATGACCGCCTTCGAGGAATTCAAGGCTGCCAACGACGAGCGCCTGAAGCAGATCGAGCAGAAAGGCGCCGTCGATCCCACGACCGAGGCCAAGCTGCAGAAGGTCGAGACCGAGCTCGCCAAGTACGAAGGCCTGAATCAGAAGCTGACCCAGTCCGAACAGCAGGCGAAGGCCGCCAACGATCAGGTGGCCGAGCTGAAGACCCAGCTGGAAGCCCTGCAGACCACCCTGCGCCGCGGGGCTGGCCCGGTCGCCGATCCGGCCACCCGCCGCGCCGAGCAGAAGGCTTTGGTGAACAACTGGGCGCGCGGCGTGATCGCCAATTACGTCCAGGGGCCGGGCAACCTGACCGAAGACCAGAAGAAGGCCTTCGAGACGGTGGAGCGCGAGCTCAAGGCACTGTCGATCTCCAACGACACCACGGGCGGCTATCTGGCGCCGGCCGAGTTCGTGGCCGACATCATCAAGGGCGTGACCGAGATCAGCCCGGCCCGCAGCCTGGCGCGCCTGCGCACTACGGCCAACAAGTCGGTCCAGATCCCCAAGCGGACCGGCCAGTTCGCCGCCCGCCGCACCGGCGAGACGGACACCCGCACCGAGACGACCGGCCTCGCCTGGGGCATGGTCGAGATCACGGCGCCGGAAATGTACGCCATCGTCGACATCTCGGAGCAGAACCTCGAGGACTCGGCCTTCGACCTCGAAACCGAGATCAACATGGAGGCCACCGAGCAATTCGCGGTCCGCGAGGGCTACGAGTTCGTCAACGGCGTGATCTCCAAGGGCGAGATGGAGGGCATCCTCGTCAACGGTGACGTGGCCAGCACCAACTCCGGCTCGGCGACCTCGATCAAGGACGCCAACGGCCAGGCGGACGGCCTGATCCTGCTCAAGCACGGCATCAAGTCGGCCTACTCCCGCAATGCCACCTGGGCCATGAACCGGACCACGCTCGGTTCGGTGCGGCGCCTGAAGGACGGCCAGAACCAGTACATCTGGATGCCGGGCATCGCCTTGGGCAAGCCGAACACCATCGACGGAGATCCCTACGTCGAGATGCCGGACATGCCCAACGAAGCGGCCGGCGCCACGCCGATCGCCTACGGCGACTTCCTGCGCGCCTACACCATGCTCGACCGGGTGGCGATGCAGCTGCTGCGCGACCCGTTCACCCAGGCCGACAGCGGGCTCATCCGCTTCCGCTTCCGTCGCCGCGTCGGCGGCCAGGTCGTGCTGGCGGAGGCCATCCGCAAGCTGACCTGCTCGACCTGATCTAGGCAGACACAGCGACAACGCGACCGCCGGCTAAGGGCCTGCTGGCGGTCTCGCCTTCTTCCGAGGCTTGCGACCTCCTCTCGACGGCCCGCCCCTCAGACCCAATCGCGAAAGGAGACCGCCGCCATGGCGTCCCGCGACCTGCACAACAACATCAACCCGAAGGTGCTCTTCCCGCCCATCGCGGCGGTCACCGACAACACCGCTCAGGTGTCGTCCACCATCGACCTGAACGGCTTCGAGAGCTGCGAACTGGTCCTCGTGACCGGCACCGAGAGCGACGCCGACGCCACCTTCACCGTCCTGGTGGAAGACGGCGCCGCGTCCAACATGTCAGACCATGCCGCCGTGGACGACAAGTACCTGCTCGGCACCGAGAACGCCGCCAGCTTCGACTTCTCCGGCGACAACGTCTGCCGCAAGATCGGCTACGTCGGCTCCAAGCGGTACCTGCGCGTCACCGTTACCCCCGCCAACAACACCGGCAACCTGTTCCTCGCCGGCGTGGCGATCCTTGGCCACCCGCGCAACAAGCCGACCGCCAACCCGCCGACCTGATCCGGCCCCGCTGGGCGGCCGGGTTCTTGCCGCCCACCACCTTCATAGACCAGCCTGGAGAAGGCCATGCGCGTCCGCGTGCTGAAGCAGTTCCCGTACAGCGAAAATGGCCGCCACACGGTCATCCTGCGTCCGAGCGACGATCCCGAGGATCATGTCGAGGTCCGCGACGACCTGGCCGCCGGCCTGTCCGCCGAGGGCTTCATCGACGGCGCAGAGCACGGCTTGCCGCTGCTGTCGGCCGGCCGTCGCGCCTCGATGATCGACAAGATCCTGGAACTCGGCCGGCGCCACTTCGAGCGATTGAGCGACGAGAGGCTGCTGGCCGAGTTCGAACATGCCGAGCGATACGCAGCGCAGCCGGACGAGGACGAGGACGATCAGAGCCCGAGCTTGGAAGACCTGCGGGCTGCCGTCGCGCAGATGCGCGGGATCGATGCCACCGATGCTCCCGTCGACTTCCTCCATGGCTCATCTGTGCTGCCCGCGATCATCGACGTCGGCGGCCGGCAGGTCCAGCTGGGCGGCCTGGTCGTTGCAGCCGCCCGCATGAGCGGGCACTCGACCGAGACCTGGAACGCCCTGAGCGAAGGCGACCGCGAGGCGCATCTGGCCAAGGCGCTGGAGGTCCTGCGGGCCGACCCTGCTCTGGCCGCCCAGGAGATCGACCCGTCGTCGATCCTACTGGCGGAAAATAAGGACGCGGGCGCGTCGCCCGAGGTCGGCCAGCCTGTGCAGATCGACGGCAGGGTCGAAATTCCCACCGACTGGGAAGGCCTGCACCACGTCAAGCTGATCGCCATCGCGAAGGCGCTGGGCGTCCAGGCGCAGAACAAGGCCGAGGCCGTGGACGTGATCCGCGCCGAGGTCGCCAAGCGCGCCGGCGACTGATCCGATGCCCTTGGTGGTCGAAGACGGGACCGGGGTGGCCGGCGCCGACAGCTATGCCGCGCTGACGGCGATCGATGCCTATTGGGCCGCGCGCCCGAACAATCCGCTATCCGCCGTCTGGGCCGCCGAAGAGGACGAAGAGAACAAGAACGGCGCCGCACGCGAGGCCACGGCCTACCTGGATGCGACCTGGGGCGCTTACTACCGCGGCGCACGCAAGGATTACGTCCAAGGCCGGGAATGGCCGCGCGTCGGCCCTACGATTTGCGGCCAGGTCCAACCGCTCACCGACATCAACGGCGTGACGCTGCCCGACCTTCCTCCCCAGCTGATCGCGGCCGAGGCGGAGTTGTCCGCCCGCGCGTTGACTGCGCCGCTGGCCACCGACATCGACGCCGGCGCCCGGGTTAAGTCGAAGACGGAGAAGGTCGGCCCGATCGAGGAGACGACTGACTATTTCGACGCCGGCGAGACTGCGCCGAAGACCTCCTATGGCATCGTGCACGATCTGCTGTCGCCGATCCTCAACGGCGCGCAGCCCGGCTCCCCGGCGGCGAACTGGAGTTGGGCCTGATGGTCGAGATCGTCTACGCCCAGCATCGCACGGCCCTGAAGCCCGGCCAGGTGCAGCGCAATCCCAGGTTCTTCCAGTCCGTCGAGCCTGACGCGAAGCGTGTTCTCGTCCACGGCCACTGGCCAGCGCTGGTGCAGGCGCACAGGGATGCTGGCGTGAAGGTCGAGCGGATCGACGCCGTGCTCGAGCCGCCTGCCGTGATCAACCCGGCGCCCGAACTCGCCGCGCGTCTGGCCGATCGGATCGTCCCGCGCGAAGGCCGGTCAGGCGGCGTGGCCTTGGTCCTGGGCTCGGCCGGCTGCGTCTGGGATGACGCGATGGCCGCGCTCGACCTCGGCGTCGTCAACGGCGCCGTGGGCTGCAATCTCGCCGCCATCCATTGGCCGGGCGTGCTGGATGCCTGGGTCAGCCTGCACAGCGACAAGTTCAAGCTCTGGGCCGCCTGGCGCGCCCGCCAGGGCCTGCCCAAGCACAAGGCCCAGATCGGCCTGGAGCAGACGCTCCCGCACTTCAAGAGCCAGTTCAAGGTGGGCTCCTCGGGCCTCTATGCCCTGAAGGTGGCGCTGATCGACATGGGCTTCGACCGCGCCGTGCTCTGCGGCGTGCCTCTGAGCGCCGACGCCGCGCACTTCGACGATCCCAAGCCCTGGAAGTCGGCCAACATCTACCGCGGCGGCTTCAACGAGGCCTTCGACGAGATCAAGGACCGGACGCGCAGCATGAGCGGCTGGACTATGTCTCGGCTAGGTAAGCCCGATGCGGAGTGGCTGGAGATGGCGCAATGAACCCAGTTCTGATCGCGCGAGAATTCGAGGGCGGCGCCAGCGAGACGTGGAGCCATCGGACCGCCGTGTACTGGCGGGAATATGTGCGGGACATGCTCGCCGGCCGAGAGTCGGCCACTAACGGCCGAACCGCTGCTGTCCTCGTGCGTTTTCCTGGCCAGGGCATCCTGCGCATTCGCCCGCTCCATGCCTGACGCCTTCGACTACAGCCGCTCCAAGGCGACCGCCGACCGCCTGATCACACGCTTCGGCCAGGCCGGTTTCCTGCGCCGGCCGGGCGTGAACACGGGAACGGAGTACGACCCGGAGATAGGGCCGCCAACCGACTACCCGTGCACCTTCGCCGTTATCGGCTGGTCGAACGGCGAGATCGCCGGCGGCCGTGTCCTGGCGACCGACAAGAAGGTGCTGCTGGCCAAGGGTGATCTGCAGATCGAGCCGACGCCCTCGGACAAGCTGGTCATCGGCGGTGCGGAGCACAGCATCATCGGCCCGGACAATGGCCTGGGTATCCAAACGCTGGCTCCGGCTGGTATCATCGTCATGTGGACCTTGCAGGCACGCAAATGACAGTCGAGGCAGAAGCGCTCGAACCCGGCATGGCGCAAGCCTGCCGCATGATCGAGGCTCGCATCGAGGGTGCCGATCGCCCGGCGTGGGTTGAGGGCCCGTCATCTGACTACGATATGGGCTATGAGGCCGGCTTCATGGCGGGCCTGCAAGCGGCGCTGTCAGCACTGCAGGCGGCCGACTGATGGCCGAGAACCACAGAGAAGCCGCCGCGCTCGCGACTGCCGCAATCTACGACCTGATCTCGAAAGGCCAAGCGCTCCAGGCTGCCGTGATCCGTGGGGCCAGCGAGGCCGAACAGACTCAGCTTCGCCAGGAGGCGCAGATGATCGTCGACGCCTACCTCGATCACATGGCCGAGGCGGCCGCCCACGTCCGAGCGATCGCCAACCCCTGACCCATGGCAAAGCCGACGAAGGCCCAACAGCTCTATCAAGAGCTGCTCTCCAGCCATGG